GTTCGATTGCCGCACAAATTCTTCGTCACAAGTCATTCTCATTCCAAGAATTTTCACAACGATATTCTTCTGCAACATCTGTTCAAGATATTGAACTTCGTAAACAAGCCGAGAAGAATCGTCAATCATCTGCCGAATCCTACAATCCTGAATGGGTTGGTGGTGTGAGGTTATCCGATATTGTATCAGGTCATTTTCAAGCATCCCTGAATCTTTATAATGAGATGATTCAAGCTGGTATCGCTCGTGAAGTTGCCCGTGATGTTCTTCCACTCGCAACAGAAACAACAATGTATATGAAGGGTTCACTTCGTTCTTGGATTCACTACCTTGAACTTCGTACACTCGAAGATACACAGAAAGAACACCGAGACATTGCAAACGGTATTCGAGATATATTCACACAGAACTTCCCAAGTATTTCTGAGGCAATCGGATGGGGGACGTGAAGAAGTTTTATGAAGAGTCCCTAAACTTCAATTGGGAAATGTTAGAAGAAAATCCCAACTATTTCATTGAGATGACTTCAATGACCGACTTTCAAAAGCTAGACGAATTATATGATATGTATATCTACTTTCTTGAAAAAGATGAATTTGAAAAGTGTACGGTAATACAAACAAACATTACAAATATAAGAAACAAATATCACAAAGTAATAAAAGAGAAAAAACGTTATGACTGATACAGAAAAAATTATGAAAAAAGTATTAAAAAAGGCACCAACTGCAAAAATGCTTTTTGATTCAGAAAAAAATTTGTATATTGACGTAAATGGAGTGAATCTATCGGAAGAACATTTACTTCCTCCGACGAAAGACCCCCAAAAGGCATGGGAGATGGCTGATTTAAGTTTGAAGATGACACAAAATTTTAATCGTACTCATCCACTTCGTGCAGATTTTTATTCATCGAAAGAAACAAAGAAACGTATAAATCGCAGAAAGAGAAAACATGGAGACTACTTTGGAGAATGATATGGAAGACATCGTATCAAATATCAATGAAGAATCAGTTAGTAAAACTGATAATTTTGATGAAATTATAAAGTTTAGAGACCAATTATTCGCAAGGGAAATTTTAAGTTGCGGAGTTGGTGTGATGGACAAAATAGTACATTTTGGTTCTGGATATAAAAATTCTTTACTATGGGACTATTTGTCTTCAATAAAGACTCAAAATTTAGTTGAGAATTTTGGTGTAATATATACTGCTGTAGACGCAGATGCTCAGAGTATAAACGAAATTTCTAGAACTAATGCAGAAAATCCAACTGGTATAGATGTAAGACTCATCAATAATACAATGCAGTCTTTTCTTGATACAAATACAGATGAATTTGACTGGAGTATTGTGACTGGTATATTTGATAAAAATTTATACGGAGAAGAACAGTTTAAATTCATTGATACAATGATTACAAATCTTCTGAATATTTCTCGCGAGGGTTTAATTTTTACATTTGATTCTTCGCGTGAAAGTGATGAATCTTATAATATTAACCTTGTAATAGATTATCTTTCTTCTATCTATAATAGATACCGTATTAATAGAATAAATGAAGAAAATTATGTCATATGTATTTATAAATACTATCATTCAATAATTCCACAATAAAGGATTAGTTATGTTTACTTTACTCATTGTTTTTATATCTGTTTTTCTTGCCGGTCTCGGCTTCTGGTTTTATAATAAGCGTCAAGTAAATACGCTTGTAGATCAGATTGATGATAAGAATGCTGTTATTAATGCTCTTAGAAATCATGTAGATGAATCTACGGATGTAGTAACATCAACCACAACTACGATTGAAAAATCTGTAAATCTTACACCTTCTGTTGAAGAAGCTATTGGTAATAAACAAAAGAAGAACAATGGATATTACAAGAAGAATGGTAATAAGAAGTCTTCTAATAAACCAAAGCCTGTTCAATTTGAACAATCATCTGAAAAGAAGAATCGTCCAAAGCCACGTAAGAAGAACAAACCAACAGAATAATTCTGTTTAAAAAATACTTATAACAAATCACCGGTGCCAAACGGGTCGGTGGTAAAACAAGTCTAACTGATTGTTTAATTTTTTTATAGGAGGTTACTATGGGTAACAAATATGAATTGGCTCACCTGCCATCCGCTTTATGGAACGATCCGTTCCTTCCAACCGATAGGTTGTTTGACAATATCTTTTCAAAAACATTTCCTGAATTCTCAAAGACATTCGGAATTGATGCTCTTCAAAAGGCATCATATCCAAAGGTGAATATCCTTGAAACAGATTCAGAAATCAAGTTTGTAGCTGAAGTCGCTGGTCTAACAAAAGATGAGGTTCAAATCTCAATCAAGGATAACGAAGATCACACAAAGACACTTACTATTTCAGGTAAGAAGGAAGTTGAAAAGAAAGATGAAAACGTTCGTTATCTTCTTCGTGAACTGAAGCAGTCTTATTTTGAACGTTCATTTGTCATAAACAACTATGCAGAATATGATTTCGATGGTATTACTGCAAAACATGAAAACGGTGTTCTTTCACTATCAATTCCAAAGTTGGAAGTAAAGAAGACGGAAAACAAGGTTAAGTATATCAAGGTTGACTAAATCATCTTGGTATAAAATTTTCAATGGGAGACAAGATTTTTCTTGTTTCCCATTGTTTTTTTCCTTATATTAGAACTCACATTATTCATCATAGGATTGTTATGAATCTCGGTTATGCCTGTATCAATATGACTCTCGGTAAGAAGAAGATTACCACCAACCGGTCAATGATAAAGAAAACATTTCTTCAACGTGGTATCAATTATGCCGCTGAACTTGGACTTCAAAACGTCAAGGACTTGGAAACTATTATTCATTGGAACGTAGAGAACGGTATCAAACTGTTCCGTATCTCATCCGATATGTTTCCGTGGGCATCCGAGTACGGTGTAGAAAACCTTCCTAACATACAGGAAATTGCAGAGGTAATGAAACGTACAGGTGAGTATGTAAAGTCCAATGGCGTTCGTTTAGGGTGTCACCCTGGCCCTTTCAATGTACTCTGTTCACCGAATGAGAAAGTTGTTCAAAACACTATCGTTGACTTAGAAAACCACGCCAAGGTTCTCGACTTACTTCAACTTTCACATACACCATACAACAAGATAAACATCCACTGTAACGGTACATATGGTGATAAAATTGCAAGTATGCAACGTTTTTGTGATAACTATGACAAATTGTCACACTCTGTCAAATCGCGTCTAACCATAGAGAATGATGACAAAGCCAGTATGTATAGTGTCAAAGACTTGATATATATCCACGAACGTATCGGTATTCCAATCGTCTTTGACTATCACCACCATACGTTCAACACAGGTGGTTTGTCTGAACAAGAAGCTCTTGAACTTGCTATGTCAACGTGGCCCGATGGTATTAGTCCTGTTGTTCATTACTCATCATCGAAACCAAAAGAGTCGGGTAATCCAAAAGATAAACCACAGGCTCACGCAGATTACATTTTGGAGAAAATAAATACTTATAATCATAATGTGGATGTTATGTTAGAGTGTAAGGCAAAAGAACTGGCACTACTTGAATATCGTAAACAAAATGGAGAAATTCTAAATGGATAAGAAGAGATTACAAAAACTCGCTGGTATTATAACAGAAAATTATATTTCTGAATCAATTCCTTCAAATGTAATGAACCAACGTTTCAAGTATGTTGGTAAAACATTAGAGATAGAACCAGGTTCGGATGTTTTTGATTCACTCAATGATTTCTTTGCGGAAATTAGATTTAGTTGGGACACAACAGAAACTGAAGTTCAGAAGTACATAGATTCTCTTTCATACGAAGGTGGAAAGATTGTTTCCAATTATTCTGGTACAAAACAAGTAGAGTTAGTAAAACAGTAAGAGTGAATTTATGACAAATAAACTGTTCAGTCTAAAAAACCTTATTTGGTTTTGCGCGATTGGATTAGCAGTATTCTCCGGATATTATTCTGTATTTGGCATATCCAAATTATTTTCGGGTGGTTCGTGGTCAATTATTGGTATGGCGGCAATGTTGGAACTTTCCAAACTTGTTGTTGTAACCTTTTTACACGATAACTTCAAAACACTCCGACTTCTTTTCAAGGGTTATCTTCTATCTGCCGCGGCAGTTTTGATGATTATAACATCTATCGGTGTTTATGGCTATCTAACAAACTCATACCAAGAAACTGCGAAGGTGGTTTACAAAACACAAAATGAAATTGTACTTCTTGACCAAAAGAAAAAACTTTTTGAAGAACAAAAGATTCAGTTAGACAAGGCGGTTGAAGAAAAAAATAATCGACTTAAATCACTTGACCAAATCCGAGTATCACAACAAAATGCTTACACACAACAACTAACACAGAAACGTGGAACTGGTGGTTTATCAAAGAATATAGCCTCAATAGATAAGTCATCCGAAGGGTTGAACTCTGATATTTCCACTCTTACACAAAAGTCATTCGCACTTTCAGATTCCATCGCTGCAATAGAACAAACAAAACTAACACTCAACAACGAAACATTTTCATCAGAACTTGGTCCACTTCTCTACTTGAGTCGTATCACAGGTATTCCGATGGATAGTGTTGTCAATTGGTTTATTCTATTTCTCGTCATTGTATTTGACCCACTTGCGGTTAGTTTGGTGATTGCAGCAAATCATTTGAGTGACAAAGAAAAACAAAAAGAAACATTAGATGAATTGAGTGAGATTGGTCAAGATATAGGAATTGGATATGAAGAACCAACTCAAAGTTCCCCACCAGCCGTAAATGACCAAATCACGGACTCGGTTACACAGGCACACGAAAAGGTGGAATCACAAATCACAGACTCGGTTACACAACTTTTAGAAGAAACAATCGTTGAACCCGATATTGTAATCATACCAAATATAGAACCTGTTATTCAAAGTAATCTATTCGATGAAGTTAATTTACGTGGCATAAAATCAGAAAATAGAAAGAAAAAATCAAAACGTTTGAAAAAGTCAGAAGAAGTTAGTATATTAAATGATTCTACTAATGAAGACATTGTAGAAAATAAACCAGAACAAAATATCTTTTATCAAGAAGGTCCTAGATATAATCGTGGTATTTCATTATGAAGTTATTAACTTGTCAAAATAGCAAAGGTAGTGGAAAATATTTTCGAGGAAGAACTTGTTATGAGCAAGTAGAAGTTGATAATTCAACTGAATCGGTTCTTTGTTGGAAATGTCTTGCACTTTTAATGCCCATGCCAGAAGAAAAAAAACCAACGGGTTATCCTCGTGGTTGGAAATTTATGTCTGAATTTGTTGATAAAGATGGTAATGTTTATCATAAAGGTGAAATTCAAAATCACTTATTTGGTACATTACCACCAACGGAAATAAAAGAAGTAACTCAGAAAGAAAGGAAAAAGAAAGTTTCACTTGATGATAAGATTGTTAGCGAGTTTAAGAAAAGAAACGTAAAGAAAAAAAAGAAATAAATAGGAGTTTTGATTATGTCAAATTTATATGACGATGAACCAGAAAATGTAAAGAACAAAATTTCTGCAAAAGAAGATGCACAAGATCTTCCAATTAAATGGAAAGAAGCATTGGCACAAATTGATTATGGATTTGATGTATCAACATCGAGTATTTTGATGTTCGGTGATATTGCAGAAGGTACGTTGTATGATATGGTCTTGAGAGTCCGTGCAATTATGCACATGAGAGACGATGATAAAAAGAATGACCCAATTAACATCATCATAAATTCTGATGGTGGTGATGTCTATGAGGCACTCGGTATGATTGACTTCATTCAGAGTCTTGATGTAAAGGTGAATACAATTTGTAGAGGACGTGCAATGTCTGCCGCAGCACTACTTCTTTGTGCTGGAACAGGTACAAGGGCGGCTTCAAAGAACAGTACAATCATGTTCCATGAAATCAGTTCCGGTATCTATGGTAAGTCTTCTGATATGAAAGCAAATGTTCAACATACAGAAAAGTTAGAAGAAATTCTTATAAACATAATCACAACAAATTCTAAAAAAAATTCTTCCTTTTGGAAGGACAAAATCCTAAAGGATTATTATCTATCACCAGAAGAGGCATTAGAACTGGGTGTGATTGATACAATAATTCAACCTAAAAACACAAGGGGATAACATGGAATTTATTGTTTTGTTTTTAGTTTTGTCTCTTTTAGTTTCTGTATATGTTTCATATAACCTATACATGAAGTATCAAAAATTAGAAGAAATATCAATTGAAAATTCACAAGTTGCGGAAAATACTCAAGAATTCTTAAATCAAATTCGTAGAAGAATTATGAGTCAACGTTCTTATCTAAAACAATTGGATAGACGAGGTGCATTTGAATCAGATGATGAAATAGGATTTTTCTTCAAAGAATTGAAAAAAATTGTTGATGATATTTCAAAAAACTTTGAAATGGAAGAAGAAGAGATTGACCAAGATCAGACCGAAGAACAAACCACAAATCCATTCATAACTTCGAGATTCTGATGGAAACCAAAAAGAAAAAACAAAACGTATACTTCACTCAAGATACTGAAGACGCTATCAATGAATATAATAAATGTGAAGACCCTATTGAAAAAAATATAATCTATACTAAAAAGATACACCCTGCATTTTATAAACTTGCGGAGATAATGATTCACCGATTTAAGTTCTATAATTTTGATGTATCACATGAAGATGTAAAACATGAAGTTGTTGCATTCTTACACGAAAAAATCGGTAAGTACGATGGTGATAGTGGATTTAAAGCATTCTCATATTTTTCGATAGTCGCAAAGAATTACTTGATTGCTGAGAATAACAAAAACTATTATCAGTATAAAAAGAGACATGACGTTCAGTATATTGACTCTGAAAGAAATATCATCAATGAGAGACTTCGAGACGAATATATAGATGAACAAAAAGATTTCATTGACATATTTGTTGATGTAATGGAAAAATATCTACCTTTGATATTTACAAAGAATAGAGATGTTCAAGTTGCAGATTCTATTTTATATCTATTTAAAACAAGAGAGAACATAGAAAACTACAATAAAAAAGCACTCTATATCCTAATCAGAGAAAGAACAGGAATAAAAACACAATACATTACAAATGTAATAACAAAAATAAAACTCATATATGCAAGATTATATGAAGCATATTCTGACGGTAGAAATATAGCAGATTTGGATTGGTACAATATTCAAGACATTATTAACGATTAGATATTTATAAGATATGGGATTTGATACAGAAATATTTGGAAGCAAAAAATTCTCAGATTTGTTAAAAGACATCTATGAGAATCAAAAAAAGAAAGATAGACAAATCAATCTTCTTATTGCTGATTTGAAACCACTTATTACAAACATAGGTGATGCAGCTCTTCTTGTACCTGTAATCAAAGACTATATGGAAGTATCTGTTAAGAATGATGAACATCTTGTAAAACTTGCGGCTGTTGTTCAACGGATGGTTTCAAATAAAACAGAGGAAGGTAATTCTTTCTTGACAGATGAAGAAAAGGATGCTCTTCTAAAAGAAATTAAATCAATCGGTGAATCAGTAGAGGAAAACAAGACAAGTGAATATAAGGAAGACGATATTAAACGGACAGGAATATGAAGTAGTTTCTGCTGAAGTTGTTGATGTAGACTTCTCTGGCAAAGATGTAGAAAAACTTTATTCCATTCGTTGTAAAATTATAGGTGCTTTTGGTTCACAAGCTGGAACAAACGTAATCCAAGCAAGAGCTCTTGATGCAAACATCAAGAACATTCCTATTATAGGTGAAATCGTAATGCTATTAAAGGCACCAACGCCTTATAGTAGTTACTTCGGGTCTGGTCAAGAATATTATTACACAAACCCAGTATCAATACAAAGTTCTGTACATCACAATGGTATTCCTGGTGTAACTGATGTTTTACCATCAACTACTCCAAACAATTCTCAAAAAAGACAAAATTCACAAGACGGTTTACCATCAAAATCATCAAAAGTAAATTCATCAACAAAAACAATAGACCCAGCATTTGCTGAGAGATTAGATGTTCGCCCAATACAACCATACTCTGGTGATATTATCCTTGAAGGTAGATGGGGTCAATCAATTAGATTTGGTTCAACCATTGATGAACGTAGAGAATACCCAGTAAAACCATATTGGAAAAAAGGACAGACCGATACTGGTAATCCAATAATGGTTATATCAAATGGAACAAATCCTGGTAAGAAAAAAGAAAATGAATTTATACAAGAAAACCCAGATACTGATGATTCTTCAATTTGGCTAACATCTGGTCAAGAAGTCAAATTTACACCTGCTTCATCATATACTCCATCAATAACTGATAAGAGTGTTGATTTATACGCAAAGAATAAATTTGCAGGAAATCAGGTGATAATTGCATCTGATAGATTAATATTTAATTCTAAAAAACAAGAGTTTATCATATTCAGTAAAGAAGGTATTGGATTTTCTTCTGAAAAAGCCATATCAATTGATGGAAAACAAGTTGTTGAAATGGAATCAAAACGTATTAATTTAGGATTAAATGCTAAATCACCTGTACTTCTTGGTGATAGAACTATGGATTGGTTGAATGAATTATGCAGTATTCTGTCTAGTTTTTTAACATCGACTACACAAATAACCGTTCCTACTGCATGGGGTCCTTCCGGCCCTCCTATAAACACTCCAAGTTTTGTAAACTTGAAAATGAAAACAAAACAACTCCAGCAAAAAATAGAAAAATTACAATCTCAACTTGCTTTTGTTAACGAGTTCAGTAAAGGTCCATCGGAGGAGGCTAAATCAAAAGAAGCTGAAAGAGAACAAAAACAAGAACAAAGAGATTCTGGTAGTGCAGAAACAAGAACAAAATCTGATCCAAATGAAACTGCTCTTTCTCCGAGAGACACACGTACTGGAACAGAGTGGCAGGGATATGCTCTTTGGGATCCTAATAAGAATGCGGTATATGGTGTACGTGATAAGAATGCAACAACATGGTTCTATGATAAGGCTTGGAGTGACTATTCTACAAACATGACAAATGATAGTGTTCCTGATAAGGTTGGTGGTGGGACGGTTCAAGGATTTAACGTTCCTCCTGAATTTGATAAAGGAACTACAACTTTCAATAGCGATTTAATGGCTGGTGTTACATCAAAAGATACCGGTTCGATAAATGATTCAATAACTTCACCTGACCCATCCGAAGATTAATTTGGGGAAATAAATGCCAGTAACAGACAATAATAAAGATAGAGAACTTTATAAGTCAATTAGTGGTGATCCAAATCCACCGTTAGATAATCGTATAGATAATTTCGAAGATTTATTAGATGCCGCTCAAGTAGGGGATGATTCACTCGTAGGAGAAACTAGAGGAATACGCGGAGGTCAAGAAGAACTATTTACTCCAGATGGTCAACAATCTGGTATTGGAAAAAATAAAGCAAAAAATAAAGGAACTGCCTCTTCTGTTGGTTCTCCACCGGATGTTTATTTAGATTCAAAAGATAGAGAACGGGCGTTAAAAACTCCTTATACGGAAGATGATTTAATAAAAAAAATAAAAGAAATACCAGACCAAATGTTGCCAAGATATATAAAAAGTAGGGCAGAGATGATAGTTAAATCATTTGGTATAAATACACGAGAAAAGGTTGCAAACTTTTTCGGACAATTAGCATCAGAATCACTACGTGGTTTAGCCGAATATGTCTATTATTCCAAAAAAGGAATAACAAACTTAGGCACAAAAATGTCAAATTACAAAGAAGGTGATGAAGAAAAATTTTTCTATTCTGATAAAAACATAGATGATGGTATACCATTTGGTATAAAAACTCCGCCTTGGGAAAAAGGTGGTATGTTCGATACATACTATGGTGGTAAGTATTCTCCTAGAACTGATTTAGGAAATAAATTCAATAAAGAATCACTTGCAAAAAATGATGCCGGTGTAGTCGAGCCAGACGAAAAAATAAATGACTATACTGTTGATCCGGGTTTTTATAAAGGAAGTCCTGAAGGTTATGCGTATCGTGGACATGGGGCTATACAAATAACAGGAAAGTATCAATATGAGAGAATGAATCAGTTTTTTGGTGTTAATGGAAAATACGAGAAAAATAATGTTGACTTTTTAGAATACCCTGAATTAGTCTCATACAACTGGAGAAGTGATTTAGGTGGTGGTCCAAATGGAAAAGACCAAAATAAATTCGCATTATTAAGTGCTCTAATGTGGTGGAACGACCATAAAGGTGTTCAAATAAATCAAGTGAGTCTTTCAACAACAACTACTATAACGAAGGCGGTGAGTAATAGTGAAAGTACGTCAAGAAATCGTCATAAAAATGTAGAAAGATATTATGACTTTTTACTTGGAGGAACTGTTGCAAAATCATTGTACTCTAATGTAAATTATACGCCAAACAATTTTAAACCTGGTGAACTAAAAACAAGAGAAGATGTGCCTCAATTAAGTGGTAGACAAAAATCTTCTATTTTTGGTCATATTGAATACGAACCTTTGGATAATGGTCGTGTACGAATTCTAAATAATTTTGAACAAGAGAATATTGTATTTGTGGAGATACCACAACTCAAAAAGTTTGGATATAATGGCACTAGATTCCACAAAAAAGGTGCAGAACAATTGAAACGATTGTGGGCAGAATGGCAAGAACTTGGTTTACTCGATGGTATATTGACATTTAGTCCGTCTGCATTTTCTCCAAGATATTCAAAGGCAAAGGGAAGTCGTTCACTTAGCAGTCACTCATGGGGCGTTGCTTTTGATATAAATCAAAGATGGAATGACCTATATGAAACACCTGCTGCATTGGGTACTAAAGGTTCTGTTAGAGAACTTGTACCTTCTGCTATAAAATGGGGATTTTTCTGGGGAGGTTGGTGGACGGGCACACCCGATGGTATGCACTTTGAAATTTCAAGAGTTCTTGACCCAAATACACTAAAATTTGTTTAAATATAGTTATTAGTATAACAAACAAAGGATTAAAAGATGGATACTAAAAATTTTTTAAAAGAAATACGTTCTATTATTCGTGAAGAAATAGAATATGCTTTGGAAAAAAAATTGAAATCAACTAAACCCGCTTCTGAATCAATCAAGCACGGTATGTCTCTATACAAAGAGGCAACTCAACAAGTTGGTTTACCAAAGAAAACACAATCTAGTGTAAAACAAAAACAATCGAACAAAAATTCATCAATGGTTCAGTCTATTCTAAATGAAACAAGACGTTCATTAGAAGAAAGTGTACGATATGATGATGAATTTGGTGGTAACGAGTATTCATTTACTACCGACTCACTAAATGCCTTTGCAAGACCTTCACATGGAGCAATTCCACAAGGAGTTGACCCAAATGAATTAACACCAGAAGTTGCAAGTGCTCTAACTCGTGATTATTCGGCTCTTATGGCGAAAATAAACGAAAAAAAGGGAGCATAATGATTGGCACGGTTTAGACGAAAGAGTATAATAATAAATGAGCCTAGCTCTTCTATAAATTATTACACCAAACCTATTGGTGTAACTATACCGTTTAATAATCCAAATGGTGTGTTCTTTCAAAGTTTCACCAGTAGAGTTCAAGTTTATTCTAATGTAAAAAATCTTCTTTTGACTGCAAAAGGAGAACGATATGAACTTCCTGATTTCGGAACAGAATTGAGATATATACTTTTCGAAAATATATCAGATGAAGCAGAATTTACTGAAAAAATAAAAGGTGAAATAATTGATGCTTTAACAACATGGATTCCTTATGTTGGTATTACTCAACTTGATGTAAACTTCAATATGGCGGAAGATGGACGAGTCGATGACCCCACTCATGCTATTGGTATCTTCTTGGAATTGAAAATCGTCGGTACAAACATATATTTACCCATTCAGATATTTATATCTGATACAGGTAATTTACGCATTCAAGAGGCACAGAACTAATGGCTGATTTAGTAAAAAAAGATATTAGGTATCTCTCACGAGATTTTCCTTCGTTGAAGCAAAACCTTATTGATTTTGCTAAAAATTATTTCCCAGATACCTATCAAGATTTTAATGAATCATCTCCTGGTATGATGTTTTTGGAAATGGCGGCATATGTTGGTGATGTTTTATCGTATTATACAGACACATCATTACAAGAGTCTCTTATTCTACAAGCTTCAGAGCGTCAGAACATTTTAAATATTGCACAGTCTCTTGGTTATAATCCTAAAACTAATATTGCATCAAATGTAAAGTTGGATATTTTTCAAATTGTACCTGCAATAGATTCTGGTGTAAATAACAGACCTGATTATTCATATGCATTTGCAATAGAACCAGGTATGGTTGTTGCATCGGATAATAGAAACATCACAACCGAATTCAGAACAACTGATTATGTTGATTTTAGATTTTCAAGTAGCATTGACCCAAGAGAAGTTACTGTTTTTGAAGTAAGTGACATACCACCTTTTGAACCAACATTTTATCTTTTAAAAAAGAGTGTAAATGCTGTTTCCGGTGTTGTAAGATCAAAAACATATTCTTTTGGCGAGCCTAAACCATACGATAAAATAGAACTAGAAGATGTCAATATAATTGATATACTTTATGGTATAGATTCTGATGGTAACAAATGGTATCATGTTCCTTATTTAGCACAAGATACTATTTTTGAACCAACTCCGAATATTCCAAGAAATGATAGAACATTATCACAATACAGAGAAGAAACACCGTATCTTTTAAAATTGAGAAAAATTTCAAGAAGATTTGTTTCAAGACAACTTGATAACGGTAAATTAGAAATTCAGTTTGGTGCGGGTGTATCTGATTTAGATGATGAATTACTGATACCAAATCCAGATTTAGTTGGAAATTCATTAACTGGTATTGATACATTAACTTCAGCAGATATTGATCCTTCGAATTTCTTGTACACAAAAACATACGGCCTTGCCCCAAATAATACAGATATTACAATCTACTATACAACTGGTGGTGGTATACGCGATAATGTTCCAAGTGAAACAATAACAAGATTGAAATCTCGTTCTATTATTTTAGATGAAACGGGTTTGGACTTGACTCTATATAACCAAGCTCTTGGAAGTCTCGCTGTAACAAACCCAGAACCTGCATCTGGTGCAAAACAGGGCGAAACTACCGACGAAATCCGTCAGAACGCACTTGCTTACTTTGCATCACAAAATCGTGCAGTAACAAAAGAGGACTATATTATTAGAACGTATAGTCTTCCACAAAAGTACGGTGCTGTTGCAAAGGCATACATCACAAAAGATGACCAATTAACTGCTGACTCTATTTACAATTCTGATAGAGTTGCAAATCCATTGGCACTTAATTTATATCTTCTTGGATATGATTCCTATGGTAAGTTGACTAGAATAAACAATGCAACAAAAGAAAATTTGAAAACATATCTTGGTTATCATAGAATGTTGACTGATGCCATAAACATAAAAGATGCTTACATCATAAACATTGGTCTTGAATTTGAAATCATAACAATGCCTGACCAAAATGGAAACCAAGTAATTCTCAGATGTATAGATAAATTAAAGCAATACTTTGACATTAAGAAGTGGCAAATAAATCAACCGATAGTAATTAGTAACATATTTACTGAATTGGATAAGGTTCCTGGTGTTCAAACGGTTGTTGACGTTAGAATTACAAATTTAATTGATTCTGACGCAGGCTACACACCAAACGCATATAACATACAACAAGCAACGAAAGATGGTATCATCTTCCCGTCTCTTGACCCATCAATTTTTGAAATACGTTTTCCAGATAACGATATAATCGGTAAAGTGAGGGCATTTGGATGATATACACCATATACGCTCAAAAAGACGCAACCATTTACGAGAGAACTGAGTCTCTAAATACAGGTACTGATCAGATACTTGAATTGAAACACGAGTATCCTGATAATTCAAATATTTACAATAGTCGTATTCTTATAAAGTTTGATACAACTGATATTGAATCAAAAGTAAATTCTGGAAAAATCTCATCGAACGCAAAATATTACTTGTCTTTGAGATCGGCACAAGTAAGAGAAATACCACAGGAATATACTGTATATGCATACCCAGTAAGTTCTTCTTGGGTAAACGGAACTGGTAAATATTTTAATTTACCAATAACTACTGATGGTGTTTCTTGGAAATATAGAACATCAAAATCAGTTGGAACAGAATGGAATGTTCCACCAACTGTACCGAGTTATGAATGGGACGAGGTATCTGATACATGGATAATTAATGACGGTATGTGGGCATCTGGAACTCTAATTGCTGATGTAACATCATCTTATTTTACAAAAGATGGTGGTGGTACATGGTGGACATGGGACGGTGCAGAATGCACACAGTCATTCTCATTTGAATCATCTGATCTTTATATGGACGTTACACCTATTATAAAAAAATGGATAACTGGATCAGGTAGATTTGAAAATGATGGTATGATTTTAAAATTCAGTAATGAGATAGAATCATCGACTCAAACATTAACAAGTTTAAAATTTTTCGGAACAGATAGTAATACAATTTATATACCAAGACTTCATGTTGTTTGGAATGATTCTTTATTTTTAACTGGAAGTTTAACACAAATAGATGACGAAAATCTTGTGTTAGGTGTTAAGTTGAAAAAATATTATTCTGAAAATGAAAAGGCAAAAATACGCGTTTATGGAAATCAACGTTACCCTGCAAAAACATACACCACACAATCTTATTATACTCAAAAATATTATCTACCTAGTTCATCATACTATGAGATAAGAGATGCTCATACGGATGAAGTAATTTTACCATTTAATACAACTGGTTCAAAAATAAGTTGCGACTCAGACGGTAACTATTTCAACCTATGGATGGATTCATTTCAACCAGAAAGATTTTATAGAGTGGTGATTAAAATAGAAACTGATAATGGGGATAACGTTCAAATCTTTGACAACAATTATTACTTTAAGGTTGTAAGATGAGTCAGCCAATTGATTTAGTAAAGTTTCTTTTTTTAGCAGATGTTGATATTAATCAAGCAGAGTACATATTGGATAATTTTTCCAATTTTACTATGCCAACGTATGAGGCGTTCTTTGATTTTTTCAAAAACAATGGTATAACACTTAACAGATATAGACAAAGAACAACAGATGAACGTGTAGAGTTGATTGAAAAGTTTAAAGCTTTTAAACAATCATATGAATACGAAATTATTAAAAAGTATATTGCCGAAGAAAAAGAACTTGAACTTCTATTAAATACACAAGACCCAAATGTAATTAAACAAGCATTGACGGGTAGTGTATTGCAATATAGTCTCGATGCATTTGATTATTATATTGTTCGTAAGGTTTTAACTGGAACTGAATACGGAGTTCTACCATCGGAGAGATTAAAAGAAACATTATCTCAAATAACAACGGTAACTGATTCTTATCCTATGGATGGCGAATTATTCAGAGATGAAGAACAACGTGTAATTTCATATGAAAACATATTGAGAAATTCTGGAAAGATATTAGTACCGATACAAGATGATAGATATATTAAATCTCGATTTGAATATGTACTACAACGAAATTTTGAATCATTACCTGACGCGGTTAATGCAGACAGAAATATCTTAAAAAGATTTGCGGATGCAAATTTAAACTCAACAACCGCTCAACAGGACATTCAACAATTTTTATCTGACCTAAAAAATCTTCAACTAACTATGCCTAATTCCGTTGCAAGTCTTGAGGCACAAGTTTCTAGATTAACAGAAATAATTCAAGCAAAACAAGAATTGATAGATTCTATGGTTAGTTCTGAAATTGAACATGAGGCATTTATTGATTCTATTGCTATGGATAATATAAACAAAGAACAGGAAATTGAAAATAAGGACGAATCCATTGCAAATCTTCAGGAAACAATAGATAAAACTCTTGATGAACTATCTAAAAATGTTGCAGAACAGATGAATGTTATGACTGCATCAATAGATACTCTTGCTGGAAATATAATTAATCAATCTAATTCAGCAAATAGTGCACAAGATAAGTTAATTGCTTCTCTTAATGCTCAAATTACATCATTGAAATCAGAAAAGGATTCTTTAGAAAAGATAATAAATAATCTTATTCAAAAGAATAACTTGAAAACATAATATAGTATATGGCAAATTTTGATTATAAAAATATAGATGAAATTCTTTCAACCTCACTTCCAATACGTGGGGTAAGAGTTTCTTTGGATGATAACAGACTTTTAGAAAAAACAACTATACCTGTTACAATAGACCCATCTGATCCAAAGTTAAACAATTTTGAATTTCATGTATTTTTACCAAACGGTGCATATATTTCTACCGTGTATAATGTCCAGTCATGGAAATTAGACACAACATCTAACAATAATATAATTCTTGATATACACAGGGATATGAGAAGATCATCTCTTTTACCTGGTGTATATAAAGTTGTTTATAACTTTTTAAAAGATGAAGTTGGTGGATTTAATCAACCAGTAAAACTTTTTATATCGGATATATCACCTGATAGATCTGAATTAAAACTTTCTCTTATAAATCCAAGTTCAACAGATGGTCTTTCACAGTTAAAGAATTTTGTTTTAAAGTATTTGAACCCAACAGATTTAATACAATCGTATGTTCTTAACTTTGGTGAAAACAAAATATCTAATATTATAAACGTAACATCTGATGGAAATCAACAAAGTTTTTATGTAAAACTGTACGAACCTCTTCCAGAAGATTTGGATATTTACGCTGAATGTTGGGTATCTTCTGAATATATGAAACCGTATATAGAGACGGTAAATTATATTGCAGAACAAATACCAGTACAGATACCAGAATTAAAAGGTCCAAACTTTGAAGTAGATTATGACTATTGGACAACTACTGAAACGGAATACAAATCGTGGAATGATATTCTTTCTGCAAATGTACAAACCTCACAGGAAATACTTGATAGATATATTTCTTCGAGTAATATCCCTGTTCAGTTAAATGTAAATTTTAGAGAATTTGAAAATTTCATTTTTTATTCTTCTGCCGAAGATAGAATAAACAACTTTGTTTATAAGATGGAATTAATAGAACGTTACAATAATGAACTTTCTACTCTAAATACATACACTGGTTCAGTAAACACTAGTTCTATTGATTCTAACAAAATTAAAGTAAAATCATTCCGTGATAAAACAATTAGTGGATTTGATAATTTTGAAAAATGGTTATACTATGAAACAACTGGTAGTAATTATTACACAAGCCAAGCAACCGCATCGGTAGTACCATATCCAAAATATGAAGTAAATCTAACATCGAGTGATTACAATATTGCAACCAAAGAAGGTAAGTATAAATTTTATTCCTCTGGTTCAAACGAAGTTGATGAATGGTATACAAGAGTCATAGATTTAGCAACTGACTATGATTTGAAAAATTATAACGCTTTAAACAAAGCTATACCAGAATACCTTCGAGATGATTCGGATAACGAACAATTTGTAACCTTTGTCAATATGGTTGGTCAACATTTTGACATAATGTATGTTTACACAGACCACATTATAAAGAAAAATCTTCGAGAAGAACACCCAAAAGATGGTATGTCTCAAGACCTTATCTATGATGTTGCTAAGAATCTTGGATGGACGTTATCACACGGAACACAGGCAAAAGACCTATGGGAATATGCTCTTGGTGTAAGTGGTAGTGGAGAACCTGTTTGGAGTGGTAAAACAACCACAAACAAATACTTGGCTAAATCGGAAGAAGAAAGAACGAAGGAAGTATGGAGACGTATTCTCAATAACCTACCTTACATTTATAAGTCAAAAGGAACTAGTCGTGGTATAACCGCTTTATTAGCTGCATATGGTATACCACAAACTCTTTTAACAATTAGAGAATACGGTGGTCCTGACAATGCTGATTTAGGACAAATACCAAGAGCAGAATGGGAAAAACATACATATTATTTATCATTCTCTGGTAGTAATCCATTACCAACACGTCAACATCATATTCAAGTGCCTTGGGAAAAAGTTTACACGGAATATGAGACATGGCAATATCCAGATACCTTAACATTTAGATGGAGACAAGAGCCTGCATTATTATACTCATATCAAGCAGATCCTGTCCAAACAATCTTGCAAAAACAATCTGGTAGTAGAGTTGATTGGTTCGTAACAGTTGACAAAAATGGCGGAACTGATTATGATAAAGGAACTCTTACGTTGTATCTTGGTAATGGAACAACATATACTTCTGCATCTATAACCGATGAATATCTATATGATGATATTCCTCTTAATATCATGATTAGACGAAATGTAACCAGTGACTTAACATCGTCTAATCAAGTCTATGATTTTATTTTAAAAACAAATAAGTACGGAAAAGTTGCAGTCGAAAGATCCGCCAGTATAACTATTAACGGTTCTACAAGTGGTAGTTACAATAATGCATGGTCATCGGATGGTATACTCTATATTGGTTCTGGTTCAAACCCACAGACAAATAAAATACTTTCAGGTTCTGTATTTGAATTAAGATATTGGACAAAACAATTATTAGAATCATCTTTTGATAATCATGTTCTTGCTGCTCGTGCATATAATGGAAATACCGAGACATCTTCCTTCTATGATTTACAGGCTCAATTTAAATTCTGGCAGAAGTTTGATGTTGCGGTCACAACAAGTATATCAAGTAGTCACCCAGATCAAACAAAGACATATTTTTCAAGTTCTACTAAGATGGCAACATTTGTTGGATTTGATGAGGGTGCCTTTGAACCGATAGTTGAGACATATAATATGCAAGTCGCAACACTTGGTAATAACACAATATACTCAGAAAAAATTCGTATAGATACTGGTTCTTTAATTGGCGGATTAAGTAAAGATTATAGATCAGAAGTATCTGCGTTTGATAAATTCTCGGTGGATTCTGATAAGTTGATGATTGCATTTTCGCCACAGAGTGTTATCAATGAAGATATTTATGAATCAATAGGTGGTACAACACTTGATGATTATATTGGTTCATACAGTAACATATCTGCAAATGAATATAAAGAACTTAAATGGTTGGCAAGACAGTATTGGCAAAAATATCCAAATAGGAATGATTTTACTGCATATATTCGTTTAATATCCAAGTTTGATTTTAGTGTTTTTGATCAAATTCGTCAAACATTACCTGCGAGAAGTAATCCAATACTTGGTCTTGTAGTTGAATCGAATATACTTGAACGTAATAAAGTAGATGGCGCAGGTAGAATCTTTACAGGGACAACAGATTATACAGTAGAATCCAATGAGATTTCTTCATCTGCGCAAATTTTTCAGAAGTATGATACAAACGTAGCTGTTGTTTCTGTTATCGGTGAACAAGACGGTGAAGTTCAAGATTTGGGTGATGATTTAGACATCCAACCAACTTTACCTTTTATAGTAGAACAAAAAATTGGATTTATTACAGGTTCGTTAGTAAGTACAGAAGTTGATTATACATCTAATAAGCAAGGTGTTATAGGTTTGTCATTTGACACGAGTGCTTCCTATACTGATAAGTTAGGAACACTAGATGCCGATAGACTTGATACTAATATAGAATATAATTCAAAAACAACGAGTGTTGGAATATCATTTGATACGAATATAATTTATAGTGATAAAACGGGTAGTATATCTGATAAAAAAGTAGAAACTTTAATTGATTACTCGAATAAAGAATCTTCAATATCTAAAATAAATCCTGATACAAATATTGATATTTCTCAAAAAAATGGAGAAATAAAACAATTATTGAATGATGTAAATATCGAATATAAGTCAAAAACAACTTTAATAAATGTAACTCAAGAAGAATTCGAATCAATATATAATCAATACAAAGGAACGGCATCAGGATCAATTCCAAAAGAACTTGTTAGTTCATATAATTCTATAAATGGAACTGCCGTTAATACAATAAGTAATTCTATAATAAAGGATGTAACCGGCACTTATAATAATCTAACCGATTACGGTAATTTTGAAATAATGACAACTACAACGTATGATAGGTCTAATATAGTCCCAACTTCTAGTTTTCAAGATATTGGTTATGGTGGGGGATGGACGACTCAAAGTAACTCTAATATGAAATCACTTTCATTTATTAATGTAATAACTGGTTCAAGAATTGATAATTTTTATAGTTCACACTATTTATTTTACACTAGCTCTATTAAGTATGATGCAAAAGACCCATATTCGTCTTCCTTAATTCAGTCAAGTGTCCAGAATCAACATAATTTGGCAACTGGTATGCGTCATCATAGATTTGAAGGAAGTAAACTAATAGGGCCAGATGTAAATGTAAATTCTGATAATACTTTGGATGGAACTCCCGTTGTTGAAGTGTATATTGTGGACTCAAAAGAAATAGTTTATAGAACGTACACAGACGGTGGTAATTTATCCGCAATTTGATATTTATTTATGACAACTAAATAATTTTTTGATAGGAGAAAAACATGGGCTATTTAGACAATAGTACAATTACAGTAGATGCTATCTTGACAAAGAGAGGTAGAGAGCTTCTGGCACAAGGTAGAGGTCAAGTTGGTGGTGCTAGTGCTTTTCAAATCACTCGTTTTGCATTAGCAGACGATGAAGTCGATTATGATTTGTGGAATCCAGCACACCCACTTGGTTCAAACTATTATGGTGCTGTTATTGAGAATATGCCTGTAACAGAGGCTGTTCCTGATGAAACACAATCTATGAAATACAAACTGATAACACTACCTCGTGGTGTTCGTCGTATTCCATATCTTCAAGCAACAAAAGCTTCTTTATCTCTTAATCCAACAAACGCATCACCGACCCCAGCTGGTGCAGCAACGAGTGCGGATCAAGTAGTTCAGATTTCAACTTTGTATCATGACAATGTTGGTTCATCAACTACAATAAATCCACTTGCAAACTCATTTAATTCGGCAGAAGGTTACTCAGTTCTTCTCATGGATAATACATACGTTAGCATGAGAAATGGAATAGATACAAACTTAAAGAGTGTATCTGTTCTTTATCCTGGTCAAGCGGCTTCTTCTGTTAGTGCTGTATTAACACCTACTAGCGGTAATAAGATTGAAATTATTCTTGAATTAACTGCAACAGCAACACAGTTAACAACAACTGCTAATAAGTCAACTAAACTTATTATCACTGGTATTGAAACTGGCGGACGTGTAGTTATTCCGATAACAATTAATGGTTCACAACAAAATGACGACTAAAAAGTGATTTTGTATATTTATATTAGTAAGTCTGAAAATCAATAGCATCAAATTTGAGGTAAAAAAATGGCAGTTCCAAACAATTTTACATATAATTCAGGACGTGCTGAAGACAATTATGGCGTTTATGCCAATTTTGAAGAAGCCGGAATGGGTTCATCTATATATCCTACCACAAAGAAAATAACAACAAAAGCTCTTTGGGGAGATTCAACTGGTGAACTTTTAACATTCTATACAAGTTCACTGCAAACTTCAAATTCAAAAGAATATTTCTATGAAGTTTGGGGATCTGCTTCTCTAACTTGTGACCCAAATGATATAAAAATGTTTTCGGTTGCCTATGGTAACATAGACGGATCGGGTTCATTATTATCAACCGGAGGACAAGCTGGAGACACACCATCTCGTGCAATATACGGTCAATACAGATCTATGTGTTTGGAAACAAATCCAACACAGAGTGATGCAACTGGTGCACCAACATCATTTACACTTGCTAATGGTAAGGTTGTAAATCATTTTTATGCTATTAATTTTTATCGTGCAAGAGTTGGTGATAAACTTGATCCGGGTAACTTTGAATTGAATATTGCTGAATTGAGTGGAAGTGGATTTGCTAACAATGTCCACACAGGAAGTAATGTGATTGTGAAAAGTGGAGGGAATATAATATCACTTATCGATGATTCTTCAGATGCTAATGAATCATTTGGTTACGTCGGTATGCCTTCTCCGGTAAGAAATCTTGTGAGTGGTTCTATAACAGAAGGTATTTATAATCCATCCGCACCACATTATTATGGTCTTGTTTATTTAGACCAAGCTTCAATTATCATAGATGCAGATAAATTAAATCAATCTGGTTCATTTAATACAGTAACTGGTAGTAACATATCAGGTGATAACTCATTAAAACTATTTACATCTATAAGTGGATCTGGTGTTCAAGGAACTGGAAATGGATTTTTTGCTAGAAGTGTAAATGTTACTGAATGTTCTTATTACTATATTAGAGTAAGACCAACAAGTATGAACTATTCAAATAATCCAACATTTGTTAGTTCTTCGGCTGATCCAAACTCTATCGTAAAAAATACAATTAGAAACAGGACTTTTAGAAATGACCCAACAGTATATGTGAGTTCAATCGGATTATACAATGAAAATCTTGAATTACTTGCAATTGCTAAGATGAGCAAACCAATTCGTAAGGACTATAATAACGAACTATCTGTTACAGTAAAACTGGAATACTAACATATGGCAGAAATGACAGCAGCGGAACTTGCTCAAGTTTCTAAAACTTTGAGAATGGGTAGAACTACTACTCCATTTATAGAAGACACAGATATACTTGACGGACAAAAGGAGATTGTAACTGCACCACTATGGTCAAATAATCAATCTGCTCTTTTCAACATTTATACAAGTTCTGCACAAAGTAGTAATCAAAAAAGATACTACTATGAAGTAATGAATACTTCTTCAAATTCAATATCTGCTGAAACTCAGTTTAGTGTTACATATGGTGATTCTCCTGGAAGTGGTTCAGATAGAGGCACGGGTAATATAGACGATTATCCAACAAAGGCAATATACAAGCAATATAAACAGATATTGTTAAATGAAAACGAATCCGTTTTTAAATTCAAAAATGAAGAAACATCAGAGTATATTTATGTTGTAAATGTAAATAGAACACGATTTAAAGATAGAATGGACACTAGCAATTGGCAACTTTCAATATCAAAATTGACATCTGCTGGTAGTTCATCAATCGGATCCCCAGCTGATGTAATAACCTTAATTGATGATTCTGGTACATCAACTCTTGAATATAATACTGGTGCAAATCGTTCTTATTATGTTAGAAGTGGTTCTATAACAAATGGTATATATACTGGTGATACAACGCCTTGGGGTAACTATTATCCGGACAGTGGTATAATTGTATTAAATGGTAAAGCTCTTGACGCATCCGCATCATTTAATACTAACAGATCACCATCTACTGGAAGTATACATCAACAAAATGCTCTACGATTATTTACCTCAATAAGTGGTGCCATGACTTATAATACTTCATCATATGCTTTTCAAGGAAGAACAAGTGAAGTCATAAGTTCGAAATACTACTTCGTCAGATTATTTAATGGAGAACATAATTACTCCACTAATCCAACATTCATTACTGGAAGTTTTGGTGTATTAAAATATCGTTCAATGATAAATGACCCAGTTGTTTACATTACAACTATTGGTTTGTACGACGATAATGCAAATCTCCTAGCCATTGCAAAATTAAGTAAACCTATTGCCAAGTCTTTTGATAAAGAAGTAGTGGTTAAGGTTAAGATTGATTATTAATCACGATGGCAATGGTTCCTCAAAATATGACCCCTGTATATGACGGAGCGGGTAAGCTGATAGGTTATACCCGTAGCCTTCCTAATGTTGCATATATTGTAATGGAAAATAATGCAGCAACATTTTACTCAGAAGATGGTTCCATGATAATGAGAAATCCATTAACACCGGAATTATTACAGAACCTAGAATACAAAGTAATGGATTCATACGGGACGGATGGACCAAATTCATATGAATATCCATCGGGTGATACGAGTGTCCCAATTATAGAAAATCCCGTTATAGTTACAAATACACCTATAATATTGGATAGGACAAAAATAATACAAACCGATATTGGTGGAGAACCGACCATATCAAGTATACGATCATCAACATCTGGAACTGGTGGAACTGGTGGAACTATTGGAACAAATCCTCCACCATGGGATCCATCAAAACCATGTCCTACTGTCTTACGTTTAGACTATAAAATTAATAGCGACTATGCAATTGATTTATCAGAAATTGCAAAAGAAGTACAAGATTTCATTAGTATTACCGGTGCAAGGCCGTCTGAAACTATTGAAAATGGTAGAACTGTAAGAAAATATATTATAGACCCGTGTGTATTTTTAAGAAATGCAAAAATACCATCACAGGCCATACTTGACATATATAACTCAACAACCGATAAAGGTGGAAGTACATTACGATTTGAAGCCGATATAAATTCATCGGTGACAAAAAACATCAGTATTCGTGATGGTTTAACTGATTATAATGCAAGACCCACATATTTTGATAGATTATGTGATTTAATGCAAAAACAAAGTTTTAGCAACGGTGTTAAAACTACTGACATGTATGTTGTATTTGATTATGAATACACAGATAGAGCTGGTATTGTACATAGAGTTTATTTTACTGCAAGAGTTTATATAGATGCAAATGGAAGATGTGTTTGCGTAAAACAAACACTTGAAAACTGTGACTGTAAAAAATACACTTTAAGTTTAAGAAACTTACGAGTAGTTAGTGAGCCAGGTCAAGGGTTTGATTACTCAACAACACATGATCCAAGTAGTCCTTGGTATAATAGAAATCTACCAGCCGATAAACAAAAAGTTTGTTTCTTAAAATCGGATGTATGGAGATGTTGTATTAACAGTGCCGGTGAAGTTATCGGTTCTGAAAAAGTTGGTGAAATACTACTTGGAAAATCATACCAGTCAACTGAATGGGTTGATTGTATAATAAATGGTGTAGCTGGTAAAAAGATAAAAGTAACACAATACTTTTTGATGGAAGATTTTAAAGATGGGGCATTTTTACAATTTAGATTTGATTCTGTATTTAAATCAAGACCAAGAAATGTTTCATTTAAGTTTCCAACTGCTGATTTAAGAGGTGATGAATATTACATAAACCAAAGAAATGATTTATATTGGTCTGATTGTGACAGTTCTGTAAAATCGACTTGGGGCGATTACATCTCTCAAAAATTAATTGGAGTTACCGACGGAACAATAAAAGAGTTTATTCAATATTTTGCAGATATAACTTCTGGAACAAATAGAAAAGTAAACAATAGACCTTTATGGAGACCGGGTGGTTCAATAGTTCAGAATGGAGTATTGACATCAAATCCATCCGAATTATCACTCGTACTAACTTGTGGTTCTGATGAAGGCGATTGTATTCCAGAGCCAGTAACACCACCACCAACCGCAAAGGAACCAACAAAGTATTGTGTTATCGTTGATTCTTTCCAGAAGGCAAATGAAATAGATTCTGGACAACACGTAATATCTGACGGTCCAAGAAAAGGTGAAATACTACCGGCGTATACTGGTGGAAGAAATACTGGCGGTCTTTGGATTGCCGGTGGCATACGATACGGTAATGTAGTTTATGATGGTATAAATCCAGATGGATTTAATGCTCTTACAAAATTTATTGAATTTTCAAAAACATTTGTACCCGGTCCAACATCAACAACACGAGGCAACAGAGTAAATCTTGCATCAGAAGGATTACCATGTGAAACTGGTATTTTTGAAACAACAACAAGTTCAAATATAGAACAATATCAAAAGTATAGAATTTGTTATACTATAAGTGAAGAGACAGGAAAAGAAGGTAGACTTATAGATGTTCAAATTCAACCAGGAAATGCTGGAACATTTAATGGAAACACAATATTTTCGAATGGTACACCAATTCTTGATCCAAATTCAAGAGAATACGATCCAAACGGTGGTTGTTGTGAACGTTTAACTTGGCCTGACAATTGGGTTCGTAATAAAGATTATGTAGTTCCTGGTGCATCAATTATCCAATCACTAAATATGCCACCGGCAAATACACCGTATCTTGATTATGATGCATCTAGTGAAGAACTAATCATGAAAGATAGTTGTGGTTGCGAAATGATTCCAATTGCAGATATTTGGTGTTACTATAATGGTAGTAAAAAGTTCAAGTGGAGATCAAAAAATGTAAATGATCCAACAACACACACAGGAAAACCAATTGCAGTACCAGATGAAAGATGTATTGGCGACGGAGCAAAGGTATTCCATCCATTTGATATAAGAAAAGATATATCTTATTCTGTTAGAAAGGATAAAACATCAGGTTTATTTGATGGAGAACAAAGTTTAAATTGTTATTTAACTTCTTCATTTACATCACCAAATGTAAAATCTTTTTACTATGCCGTAAATGATTGTTTGGACTGTGCAAAATCACCTTACTTTACTGTATCTTATGGTAATTATAAGGGATCGGGTTCTCTAACCGTAAACTCCGACCCAAACAACACAAAAACATATTCAGATGCAGTTTATTCTCAGCATCAATTGTTATGTAACGAGGCATCTCGTTCAATAGATGGAATTTTAACACTTCCTAAATTTACATTTGTAAGTGAAAGTGTTCAAATAGAATCTGATGATATTTACGTTGTAAATTTTTACAGAGCAGGTCTTTCTGATAAGTTGGATCCGGGTAATTTCCAAATCAATATGTCATATTTAAGTGGAAGTTTTTACTCAAATAGTGTACATACTGGAAGTAATGTCAAGGTTGGAAGCGGTCGTATAATGCAGTTTATTGATAATTCGGATGATTTTTCACAAAGATACTTGTGTGAAGATGATGTTCTAACAAGTTATGATATAGTCTCTGGTTCTCTTGAAAACGGAAAATATCAAGACGCATCTATCAACTCTTACGGTAGAGTATATCCATCACTTGGTGTAGTAGTATTTCACCCTAAACGATTAAACGAGATTTTAGGATTTAACACGGTAACTGGAAGTAATATCGCAGGTGATAATGCATTCAAATTATTTACATCAATAAGTGGTGCAGCCGCACCAACAACAGGAAGAACAGAACTCCATCCAATGTTGGCAAGGAATGTAAACTATAAAGTAACACATCATTATTCTGTACGACTTTATAAAGGACAATCAAACTACAGTAATAATCCAACATATGTAACTGGTTCAAAGAATAGAATATTTGATAAATGTTTTATAAATCAACCACAAACGTATGTTACTTCTGTTGGTTTGTATAATGAAAACCTTGAACTATTGGCGGTTGCTAAACTAACTAGACCTCTTAAAAAAGACTTTGACAGTGATTTGTTAATTAAGATACGGCTAAATTGGTAATATGGCTAAATGTGTTCTCGATCTAACGGACGTAGGTTCCTATGGTAATTTAGGAGGGGCATACGGTACATATCAAGCAGAGTCTATATTAATAGATTCTATTGCACAGTTGGAATTATTTAGATATAATGCACTAGAAAGAGTTCCTGGTGTTTTACCTTGGCCTGCAATAACCGAAATAGTTGTTGAAGACACAGAACTATATCCAAATAATAGAAACGGCGAAGAAGTAGTTTCTATATTTGATTTTATAGATTCTTTGAGAGACCCTATAAATCCACAAATTTTAAAAAAACGTTCAAGTGAATCAGTTGGTATTTTTTTAACTGAATTAATTACACCAGTTGGTTTGAGTGCATATCCGGACGGTAGAATAAATTTAAATATTGTAGGTGGTGATCCGTGTAAAAAAGGATTTTATGGGCTTATTGCTGATAAATTTTTAGAGAAAATACCTGTTTATGAAATATGTTATGTTCCAAGAACTATTGCATATTCAACATTACCAAGAACAACAATAGCCAGAGCCAAACGTGTTAGTGATTTAACCACTGAGTCTTTTGTAAATAGAAGAGGACCACTTGTAATATCGGATGAAATATCTATCCGTTCTGGTAAAGGTATTTCAATAATGGATGATTTAGTTGCATGTCCACCAGTTGATCCTGGAATATTTTTTGCAACAGATATTGATTTTGGTGAAATTGAATCAGGTGTGGTGGATATTAAAGATGTTTTATTATATAATAGAACTTCCCCAACACCACCAAATACAGGTGAGATTACATTATTAGACATAACTCCAAAAGAACATCCAAATTTTAAAATTTTGGATTTCAATCATGGTGGTGGATTTTCTCAATTAACAAAATCTCCATTAGATTTATCATCAAATCCATTGATTATGCCGGCTGTGCCAAATTCTCCTTTTTCATTTGGTGTACAGTATGACCCAAAAGACGATTTGGGTGTTACACATCAAATGGAAATAACATATTCAGTAGAAACGAAAACAAATAAACCTGAAGTTGTAACCCAAGAAAAAATAACAACCAAATTAACTGGTATCGGGTATAACGTTAATGTTACCTGTTCTGATGCAAATTGGGGACAAGTTGATGTATTTAATCTAGATAATCGAAAAGAAATAACAATACAAAATACGGGTACAAAAGATGTTTATTTGTACGATTACCAATTAACATCAAAAACGAATGGAAATTTTTTACTAATTTCAAAATTAGATGTTTCCAAGAAAAATCCTATTAGATTACAACCAAACGAAATTTATCCTATTGTTGTAAATTATAATCCAAATGGCATAGTCGGCACAGAACACACGGCTCAAATTAGATTTTATTTTGCATATGACCATCCAAAACAAGGAATTTTGTCTGGTGAAGTCAAAGGAACAAAATTAACATCATATCTATCTGGAATCGGATATAGTGATCCAATTGATGATGTTATAGATGATGTTACTGGTGTAGTAACCGATGATGATAATGGTATATTTGTAACAAAAGTATTATCTGTTATTCTTGACAAATCGGTGACTGTACAAAAAAATAGAACATTCCCTCTTTGGAATTGTGTTGGTGATAGACTTTTTGAAATTTATACTGGTTCAAACGGTCAAAAAATGGATAAATACTATCTTCCTATCTATAACAAACCAGTTGGTGAACACGGTTCACATCATCAATTTGACATATCATACGGCCATGTAAATGGTTCAGGTTCGTCTTATTATGATGGTAATAATCTGATAGAGCTGAGTCCATCTAAAGCGATGTATAGAAAATATTTGATAGAATGTTATGGTAACATATCTGGTTCTGGAAATATTCCAAAAAAATTCAAGTTTAGAAATAATGTTGAGAGTGATTCTGTTTATTTTATACAACTAGATAGAGATGACTACAAGGATATGTTAGATCCTGGAAATTTTGAAATCTCGTTAGTTCCAATGTCCTCTAGTATAAATCAATTGTATAACACTGGAAGTAATTGCTATGTAAATACTTCATCGAGTATTGTTTATAAACTAATAGATAATAGCAGTGATACAAAACAAGACAGAACAGATAGAAGTGGTTTAGATTCATTTTACTATATTGTATCGGGTTCAATACAACAAGGTATTTATGATGATGATAATTCAAATGCATGGGGTATGGTATTTCCTAAAATGGGATTAATTATACTTGATGGGAATGTATTAGACCAATCATGTTCATTTAATACAGTGACTGCTTCTATTGATGGGGATAATATTTACAAGCTATTTTTGTCACTTAGTGGTTCAATGACAATATCTGACGCAAGACCTGCTTCCGAATCAATGTATGCACGTTCAGCAGAGAAATCACTTATACAAACATATTTTTGTAGAGCCAACCCAGATGAATTTAATTACTCTAATAATCCAACATTTACATCAGGTTCACTAAACACGGTAAAGTATCAGTATTTTATAAAAGAACCACGAACATACATAACATCAATTGGTTTATACAATAAAAAAAATGAACTTGTTGCAGTTGGTAAACTTAAAAAACCATTACTTAAAACTGATAAAACTCAATATGTATTTCAAGTCAGAGTAAGGATAATGTAATGTCATTTCAATTTGGAAATAAGGTCTCTTTAATTTACAAAAAACTCAAACGGGGTGACTATGAGGTAAGACCATTTAAGATATTTAAGAAATGGGATTTTGCAAGTGACTCTGTTGAAAGTAAAGCCGGTGTACCAACATTCTATGAAAATTATGGAATAAAGATTTTTAGAGCATTTTATCCTGAAAATGATAAATATTTTGGAAATATTGCAAATATTTTTGGTTCCAACTACGAAAGAGTTTTTACAACACAAAGTCTTGATCCAAAATTACTATGGTATTACTTAGACCACACATTTTACACAAACCATTTTCCAGATAAAATTCCACAGATTAATGTAACTTCAAAAGCAAGACTTGCTCACTATGAAAGTTCTTCTTTGTTTGTTATACCACAGGATGTTTTTGGAGAAGGTATAAAACCTGGATCATTTATTCTAAATCATAGTGGTTCATCATCTGCGTTTGTATATCAACTAAAAGATGATTTACATGGAAATTTAGTAGATCAATCATACGATACATCAAAAATAATTGACCAATCAAGATGCCAATTGTATATAGGCTTTAATGAAAAGTACAGAGAATATAATTTTAGGAATAAACAATCTGCATTTGTAAATGATGAATCACCATTACAGAATATTGTTGAGTATGTTCTTCCAAAAAATATTTCGTATGGCGTTGGTATACCAACAACTTCACCAGTTTCATCGAGTGGAACTTGTGCTATATTAAATGGTGGTTATTTTAAAGTTGTAACAAAAGAAAATTTCAATCTGAATAGTAAGAATAATTTTGCTGTTAGTTTTTGGTTAAATGTTCCACCAACACAGTCAAACTATGACTATGATTATAATTGTATATTGGATAAAAGAACATACCAATTAACAACACAGCTTGATAGAAAAACTGGTAAAACTTCTAACGTTTATATATCAAATCCTTCACCACAATATCCATTTGATATACGTGTAACCAATCACACTAGTCCAACTCCACACAAAATAGTCTTCTCACATTCAGCCGGCCTTGAGAGTATAACTTTAACTTCATCCGCATCACTTACACCGGGTGCATGGTATCATGTACTTTGTCAAAAGAGTGGTTCTACCGTTGGTATATGGTTGAATGGTTCTACGGACATAACAGGTTCATTTTCAACAAGAAATCCTGTTGCAAATGATAGAGAAATATTTATCGGCGGAAATGGTACAACATCTGGAATGTTATCTGGCTCATTAGATGAGTTCAGAATTTATAACAAAGGTTTGACTAATACAGAAATACAAGCTCTATCCAATAATTCTTTTAATCTTGGATACGCATATCAAACAAATGTAGTTGGTAATGTATTTTATAATTATGGCATAGCCGTAATATCAGATCCAAGACCAAAGTACGCGAACGCAATTTTAGGAAGAACTGGTAGTTTTGACTATAATGGTAGAACAAACGGTTTTTGGGGTTCATTTAGAAGCACAGTTACATTTTTTGAACATGAGATAATTTGTAGACTTAAAAAGAACGAATTTAATTTTAGTACAAATCCAACGTTAAGAAAAGACAATCAAATGAATACATCTTATCCAAAGGATTTTGCAACAAGTTCATTCTTCAATCCGTACATAACAACAATAGGTCTGTATAATGATAATATGGATATGGTTGCTGTTGCTAAATTGGCAAATCCACTAGAAAAGAGAGATGACGTAGATATGAACATAATAGTAAGGTTCGACGTATAATGAAAAGAAATGCAGTTGCGATAAAACACGGGTTTCGTTCTGGTCTTGAAGATACAAT